CCCGTTATTAATGGAGAGGTAGCAAAGGTGTTGTCCAATATAGTGGACTTTGATGTTTTCTTTCAGGAAGACGGCCGTAAGCTGGACATTCTTATTAAGCACCCCAAGCATGAGCCGCGACCTATTGAGATGGGCTCAGGTGCCGAAAAGACTGTGGCCGCCATGGCGATCCGGTTGGCGCTCCTATCGGTGTCGTCGCTGCCAAAGGGTAATATTTTTATCCTCGATGAACCCGGTACCGCATTGGATGCGGAGAATATGGAAGGTTTCATCCGAATCCTCCAACTAATTAAAATGTATTTTAAAACCGTTATTCTTATTTCGCACGTCGACTCCTTGAAAGACATCGTGGATTTGGAAATTACGATCGACAAGAAAGATGGTTTTGCGAGGGTAAATCAATGAACAGTGCATTTTGGAGCGCGCTTTTAGCTGGGCTCAGCTTTAAGAAGAAGAATTAAATGTCTATAGTGTAGTTGTAGACTTGCTCGAAATAGTTGCGCAAAGCAAACTTTTTGCTTTCTTCGTCCCCGGTATACCACACCCAAACAATAAGTTGAGACATGTGGGATACTTTCCCCTCTCCACTTTTGATATCCTCTTCTAGCCATTCTAGATGTTCTTTGGAGGGGTTCGGCACGTCTAGTCCCAAATCGAGCGCGAGAGAATAGAGGATGTACCAATTCTTCTCTTTATACGCTTCTTTCGCTTTTTTAAAAATGGTTTCCGATATCTTTGAGGCAGCTGCGTCTAAACCCCTTGCAGTGCATTTGTCAGGGTGGGTTTCCGCGGCAATTTTACGATAAAGTTTTTTTATTTGACTTTCTTTATTGCTTGGCACCGAGCGCTCCTCTTCGCTTTCTTCAAGAGGCTCCTCGACCTCCTCAGTCTCTTGTTTGCCAAGGGCATCATCGATAATCTTTTGATTTCGTTTATTAGTAAATTGTGTTTTTACGTCCTCAGGGATATTGTTTAGTATTTCTTGAGCAGCTGCAAAAAACTCCTGTTTAGCATCCGGCAGCAGCTCTTCATGATATACAACATCGGCTTGTACAAACTCGGCGTTTTTTAATAACTTTTGAAATTTTAGTTTGATTTGCTTAGACATACTTTGACCTTTGAGCTAATTAGTGGGCGAGGTGAACCATGATGCGACATATTATAGATAAAGGGTTGGACAAAATAGTTTCACGGAAATTGATGGCATGGGCAACTGCTACTTGCCTACTACTTTTTGCAGATTTAGCATCCAGCGATTGGGTCATTATTACAACAGTTTATATTGGCGGCCAGACGGTTATTGATGCGGTTGCCAAACTGAAGGGTTATGGAAAATGATGAAAATTAAATTAATAGCAAAACAAGTATGGCTTTGGTCTAAGAAGTTTTGGTGGGTTATAGTGATTGGGTTGTTGTTCTTTTGTGCAGCCCTCATCGGCGCGCTTACTAGGAATGGCACTCTTTTGGCTGGAGTGTTAGATCTTTTAGAAAAAAAGCGCGATCAACATGATCAAGAAATGGAAACATTATCGCACATTCACAATACGGAAGTATCTGAGAAGAACCTTCGTCTAGAGGAACACCTTAAGCGCCGTACTGAACTTGAAGAAGAGTATGAGAAAAGAGGCGAAACTTTAGACAAAGAAAAAAAGGCGGAACTTAAAAGATTGGTTGACGAAGGTTATAATGATCCAGAGAAGCTAGCAAAAGAGCTAGCGGATGCTTTCGGATTAAAGAATGGTTAAAAAAATATTATCCCTTTATTTAGCAGCATTTATGGCTTTTCCTATAGCGGCTTTCGCCGAGGAAGAGTTGCCTCACGCTGAAGAATATGATGTGGTGCCTCTTGAGGCTGGTGACCCTGCGCCTTTTGATGGTATATTGGTTTCCTTCGACGCTGCAGCAAAGATGGCTGTGGATAAGAAATTTGAAGATGCAGAATGTGACCTTCGTATTAGCTATGAGCTTCATATGCAAGGCGAGAGATATCAGCTTCGCCTAGACTATAAGGATATTGAGATTACGTCCTGGAAAGATAGATATGAATCCATGATGATTCTCAAGACTGCCGAGAACGATCGACTAACTGATCTTATAGTAAAACAGAAGCCAGCCAAGGATCCGTTCTTGGTAGCGCTAGGATTTGGTATCGGAACGCTTACTTCGTTGGGGATTTTTGCATTGTCGACGGAGATAGTTAGACAGTGAGCGGGGATGTAATATATCGTTCTAAGGCGGCACTGTTGCGGTTTATCGGGGACAACCTGGGGACTAGCAGTCCAACTACGTTAACTCCCGTATTGGCTCAGCAGATATTAACACCGTCGTCGTTCGCTAATTTTTCAATAACTAACTCTGCCACCACTTTATATCGGATCATCTGGGCAGCCGGCCACACAGCCACTACAGCTCCCCAGGTTACTTTCGTTGCACCAGACAGCGGAAAGGTTTTGGTTGATGTGACATGCTACGTAAGTGATGACAGTTCCTCGGGCCATGGCCCAAATATTTACTTCGCGCTCTCAACTTCCTCAGATGCTAGTATACTCACAAATGATTCCAGTATTGTGGGGGAAGAAAAACAAATATGGTATTCCGATGAGTCGGACGACATTGTGTTGAATTTTACTTTCTTCGCATCTGGATTAACACCCGGATCCTCTTACACATGGTATTTGTTTACGCGCCGCGACAGCTCCGCCGATTCTAACCGCATTTTTATTGGCGCCGGGTACCCGGTTATGGAAATGAAGGTGCGAAGTGTTTTAGGCAGTGCGGATATCTACTCCACATAAGGTACGATAATGACAGACAAAGATCCCAACTACGTAGCCAAGATAGAAAAAGCCATCGCCCAGAAGTACGGTGAAGAAGCAACCTATAATCCTCGCCGCTTTTGGAACGAAGAAAAAGAAAAAGGATATATTGAACAATCTCAAGCCGA